TGCGTGTTCTAAATCAGCATTAATGGCTTCTATCTTGGTTTTTGAATTGCCCCAAAATGCTTTAACCAAATCGCCTTGCTTGGCAATCCAGTTACGCATACCAGGATTGTTCATAGTGACATCATCAAGATCAAACGAGCATAAAAACCTAACATCGTGCTTACCGGATGCCATATTCTTATAGAGATTAAATACCTCCATGAACTTAGCCGGACGCGATCTGCTTGGTAACTTAATCAGAAGTTTCGCCATGTAGTTCCGCCTCTTCTTTAAACTCTTCTATAGTACAACGATTTACAAGCACAGGAGTTCCTTCTCCAAGATACCCACCAAGTGTATTCACTTCCAACCACTCGTAAGCATCAACCACATCCATACCCTGTGCCACTAAAATGTCTAGACACTTTTCGTAATCATAGACAGCCACAGGCATGGTCTGCCCAAACTTACGCAGGTTGCCTAAGAACGCGGCTTCAAACTCAGGATAGACGATTATCTCATCCTTCCGCTTCAACGGTTTCCGAGGGTTCATCGGCTGCTCCTTCCTGGTCAGAGCCATACTTGAACTCTTTGGCTGCTGCTGTTTCCAAAGCCTTCATCACTTCTTCGGTGAAATACTTGGTTGGATTCTTCACAATCTGGCTTTCGAAGGCGGTTGTGCCGTTTGGCAATTCAATCTTGGTGGAAACCTTCTTGAACACTCCCTGCTTCAGAGCAAGGTCAACCAAACCGTAGTATCGGTCAAGTCCCTTATCAAAGGTTAGAAGAACATCAATCATCTTATTCTCTCGGGTAAGACGACCCTTGTAGAGTTTGCAATGAACAATATTGCCAACCACTTCGTCATCCACCTTGTGCTTCTTCTTGGAAAGATAAACAATGGTTGAAGCCGCATACTTTAGTCCTGTGCCACCACCCATCTCCTTGGTTGGCACATACGCACCAACTACCTCGTAGGTGTGATTCGTAACAATCATAGGAATGTTATGCAGACCCAACTTCAAAGTAAGCACACGGAATGCACCCTTGATAACCTGAGCACGGGTCATGTCTCGCACTTCCTTGCCTTCAAGCGTGTCGTTGGTTTCCTTGCTGGTGCTCAACATGCCGAGCGAGTCCAACACCACAAAGAACGGCTTACGCTTCTTCTCGTCCAACTTACCGTAGTTGTCGATGATTTGCAGCAACTGATGACGGAACTGCTCCACGGTTGCCACAGGGAATACGGCAACGCGATTCGGGTCAAGTCCGCGTGACTTAATCATATCGCTAGTTACAGCCTGTTCGGAGTCAAAGTAAAGAATCGCTCCTTCAGGATTATCGTTCAAGAACTGTGCGGCGATACCCAAAGCAAAATAGGTCTTGCCTGTGGCAGACTCGCCTGCAATACCTAGAATCTTATTGTTGGCAATACCGCCAGTCAACGAGCCTGACAGAAGAGCGTTGAAAGAATACGAGCCAGTATCCACAAAGCCCGTGATATCTCCTTCAACTCCATCTTCGGCTAGCGAAGCAAACTCATTACCTGACGCACGAATCATACTCTTTAAAAAGTCACTCATTGTGTATTCTCCATTGTGTTATTGTATCACACTTTTTGTTTCCAGTCAAGTCTTTTAAGAGCGTCCCTCACTCTTTTCCGTTTTTCTCGTAGTTCATGTTCATGGTATCGTTTATCTTTAATGTGTTCGGTTATTATGTGAAAAACCACTAATATTGTAAAACATAAACTAGTTATAAAAATTATTCCATTCATGTCCATGTGAACAAGCCTTCTAGACTGCTAACTTCTCGCATCTGCCACCCGATTACATTTAAGATTGCGTTCAGAGGTTCTTCGAACGACTTCTCAAATTGAGTGTCATAGTCTATGTATTTCGTCTCTAGTCCAAACTCCTTGGGAATTCCGGCTGAAAAAGAAATAACCTTGTCACGAATCGGATTGGGAACTCGCAGATAAACATACTTAATTTTCTCACCATCGCCAATTTTAGGATATCGCTTTCCTAAATCCTTTTCACGAAGCCAATGGTTATACAATAAGGCTCCCTTAACATGAAGTGGAGTAGACTTGCGATAGATGGTGGTGTCATCCCGATACTCTTTCAATCCGTTGCATCCACGCGGGAACGCAATTTCTTCCACCGAACGAGCAAAGAAGTCAGTCTTAAACTCGGCAACATATTCTCGCAATTCAGATTCTTTGCCCACCATGATAATACCGATGGCTTTCTTTAAAGCATCACGAACAATCTCAGGGGTGCTGCTCTTCGCGGTTTCAAGACCCATGATTTTAGTTTCAGGCTTGCTTAGAAGAACATCATCTTCTCCCATCCAAATGCTCAACATGTAACGCTTCTTGGCTGTCCAAATGCCCTTGGAAGAAATGCCTTCTCGCTTCATTCTCATCTTTTGAGCGTAGGCGTTCTGTTGTTCTGCAAGAGCAGCGTATTGCTTATCAATGAACGGCTGCAACACCTCGTTGCAGAACTTGTTCAAGAACTTTGTAATCTTTTGTGGGTCAGTTTCGTTGGGCATCACTTGCTTTACAAGCGAGCCTAATCGCAGATATACGGAATCGGTATCTGATGCTATCACATAATCGACTCCTGTGGTCTTCAGGGTTTTATTCAAGAATCCATTCAAGCCGTTCTCAATCCAACGAATGGATACCTGTCCTGAGATGGTGATAGCCTCGGCAATCTCTTGGTCGTAATAGCGGAAGTATTGATTGCCGCAAGCACCGAATGCCGAGTTCAATTGAATCTTACGAACCAACTGAAAGTTGTGGAACTTTGTAATGTCAAGTTTTAGTTGTGCTTCCTGTTCAGGTGTAGGATTCACAAGTTTCTTTAAAGCGGCTTTGGCTTCCAACATCTTCTTCTTGAAAGCCTTGCGTTCCTCATACATGGTTTCCATAAGTTTCGGCAAGAATCCTTGTGTATCCTTGCGAAACGCTACACAGTTTCCTGCTACACTAAGATTCTTGGCTCGCATGTTATCAAGATAATCTCTCGCGCCTGCGCTCGCACCCGCGCCCGCGAGGAAGTCATTCACACTAAACTTGTTGCGAGTTCCTGCATTAGTTTTGGTTTCAGGAGACAGATTGTATTGCATGATGAGATGCGGATACAGCGAGTCCAAGTCAAAACTTACAACCCAATCGTGCGCTCCAACGATAGGGTCTTTCACATACGCGCCTTCAAACTTATCTTCCTTGTCTTCCGCATTTCCCTTCATGGGAATCGCAATTCGCTTCTTGGTCAGGTGATGGTAGATGATGGCATCCCATGTGCGAACTTGCGAGAACACATCGTTCAGATTCACCTTGGCGGAATAAGCAAGTGCTAGAGCAAGTTCCATCAGTTTAAGTTTGTTCTCAAGCATTCCTACAAGCAGAGTATCGTGGTGATTATACTCCATGAATCGTTGGAAATCATTCTTGTAGAATTCTGCTAGAGTTCCATCGTAGTGCTTTTTACGCTCGCCCAATTCCACCCAAACGATATGGTCAAGTTTATAGGTTTCGCGGGTCACATAAGTGAACTTACGATACAGGTCAAAGTAGTCCAAGGTAGCGATGCCTAGCAGGTCATACACCTCGTTCTTCTTGTTCATTACTTCCACTTCGCGGGAACGAATCTCTCGCCAAGGAGAAAGACGCATGGCTTCCTTCTCGTCAAACAGGCGAGTGATACGATTCACAAGATACGGAATATCAAAGAAGTTGACATTCCATCCTGTCACAATGTCTATATCCATTGCTTCCCATGCTGCAAGGAAGTCTCGCAACATGTGCTTCTCATCGTCGTATTGGAAACACTTCGCATCAGGAATCGTAAACTCACCCAATCCAAACACCAATACCTTGTTGCCTACCTTGAGAGTGATAGCGTTCACTCGCTCGGTTGCAGTCTTGATGGACGGAAAGCCTCCCTCGCATTCCGTCTCAATATCAATAAAAGCCACCTTTAGTTTAGACGGGTCGTATTCCACTTCATTCGGAAACACTTCACCAATGTATTGATACAACCATTCCGTATTTCCAAATATTTCAAATCCTGCCACTCCCTTGTATTCGCTGATAAATTCTTTGGCATCACGAATGGAACCAGGCTTGAAAGGCTCAACATACTTGCCGTCAAGAGTCTGCCACTCCGTCTTCTTGCCTTTTGCAGGCACAAACAAAGTAGGCATGAACGGAACCTTTTCGGCTATCCGCTTGCCGTTCTCGTATCCACGATAAAGGATATGAGAACCTCTAACAGCAACATGGGTGTAAAATTTCACTTGTCCTCTCGTTCAACCATAGAAATCCAATCCTGATGAATCAGATTGTTTCTGCCGTATCCTTGTCCACGAATCTTGGAAATATCCCACAGCACTTTGTCGCCAACCTTGACATCTTCGGTGAGTTTATCGCCAACAGAAATCACCGTGCTCCACACCAACTGTGAGTTAATCTTCTCGGTGTAGATGATACCTTCCGAGGTCTTCTTTTCACCACCACCAACAGTCTGCACTTCAATCCACTTGCCAATCGGTCTCAACTTGTTCATGCTAAAAATCCTTGTAATGAGTTTGCCACTTCTTCACGAATTCGGTCTTCCGCAATCTTAACATACTCGGGGTTCAATTCGGTTCCCACATAGTTTCTACCATTGTTCAAAGCCACCACAGCGGTTGTGCCGCTGCCTGTGAACGGGTCAAATACCGTTCCACCAACAGGCGAACCTGCAAGAACACATGGAGTAATCAGTTCCTTGGGATACACCGCAAAGTGTGCGCCCTTGTATCCCTTGGTGTTCACAGTCCACACGGAACGCTTGTTCTTCTTGCCGTCTGCGCCCCACAATCTCTCAGGCTCTAAAGCAGGGTCACGGGCTCCCTTATCTTCAGGTTGTGTGCGATTCTTGTTGCCAGGAGCATGCGGAGCACTAACAGCGGCTTCCTTGATGGCTTCATGGTCATAATAGTAGTGCGACTTCTTGGAGAGCATGAAAATGTATTCGTGAGCACGAGTGCATCGGTCGGTAACACTCTCAGGCATAGGATTAGGCTTGTGCCAAACAATATCTTGACGCAACCACCAACCATCGGCTTGCAAGGCAAACGCTACTCGCCACGGAATTCCAATCAGGTCTTTCGTCTTCAATCCCTTTTGGTCTTTACGATTGCCTGGCACAAAGTCGGTTGGCATACCACGCTGACCGCCGATAGTTTGCGGTGGAGGAGCACAATTCTTTGCTGCCATGTAAGAATCACCAAGATTCAACCAAAGCGTTCCATCGTCACGCATAATACGACGCACCTCGCGGAACACCTCCACCATCTTCTGCACATACTCTTCCACAGTTTCTTCCTGACCGATTTCCTCATCTCCACCCTCGTAGGAACGCAAGCCGAAATACGGTGGGGAAGTTACGCAAGTGTGAATGCAGCCATCTGGCAGCGTCTTCATGCCTGCAATACAATCACCAAGAATTATGCGATGTGTGTTCACGCGATATCTCCATATTTGGTTCCACGCACAAAGAACTGCTCTTCGTGCCACGCAAAGCCAAAGCATTCTCTAGCATAATTCAAAATGATATCCTTGTCAAACTTGTTGCACGAATAAACATCAAGCGTGATGAATCGCTTTGGCTCCATTGAGTGAATTTGAATACCACTCTCAATGAGTGGAACCCAACCGCTCACTCCTGCCTTGTCGGGATATAGTTCCGTGCCGTGATTGGTTGGGCCGTGCATTACTACAGGCTGACTCATGCGTGTCATGCCAATCTTGTCTACAACTCGCTCAAGAAAGCGGTAGTGCAACTCCAAGTCATCGGCTGCACCGACGCGGCAATTATACATGTCCAAATAGTAAGAATATCCGAATGGTTTAATTTCACTCATTATTTGCCTCGTTGCTTTGGATACGGCTTTGGAGGATTACGCTCCTCAAACTCTCGCCGCAGTTTCTTGGTTTCTGCTTTAGTTCTGCCCAACACAAACGCATACTTATGTTTGCTAGGCATTTCCACTTTGGTGGATGTCTTCTGCTTTTCCTTGGAGTGTTCTCGCAACCGCTGCTCAATCTCATCAGGGATATTTTCCCAAAGTATCTTTTGGTCGTTGTTCCAATCCTTTTCCCAAGGAATGCCCAACTCTTTCGCATACTTCTTGTATGCACTACGCACACGAAAGAATCGGTCGCTTACAACCTTGCCGGTATACGGATTGATATACCTAGTCGTGGTTCCCGAATCTTGACCAAGGTAGTAGAAATTACAAGCCTGATAGATGGTTCCCAATTCTTTTGCGGTTGGGTCAGAGTAAGCAGTGAACAAACGATACTGCGTGTTCTTTACCATCCAATTGATGCACCACATCAGGAATGAACTAGCCAAACACTTTGGACTCCATGATACGCAAGCACCACGGCTAACCAATCGTTCAATTTCTTTGGTATTTTCGCCAAGCAGTTTTGAGAAAGCGTTCGGCAAATTCATCAGGATAACTCCCGCCATGATATCTTTGCCTATCAATCCTTGATTTGGAGCATGATAATACGCCCCAAACCAATGCGTGGTGTATTGAGAAAGATTGCCAAGCCATTCGTGACGCTTGATGAATTCTGTGGCTTCACGCTTCTCGGCTTCAGTTGTGAGCGGCTTGAAAATGAAATCGGAAACTCGCAGTTCGGCTGCTTGTTCTTGAGACAGGTCGGCTTCCGCCAAATCTTGCTGAAGATTGTTTAAGCGTATATCATACTGCCAACAATGTTCTTTGTCGTAAGATTTAGTTCGCTCAATAATGTCTACCGATTCACTTTTGCTTTTCGAGTTCACTCTTAACCTCAATAAGTATCAATAGAATTGTTGTTACTCACAACAACCCTACATTTTTTTTACTTGACAAATAGAATCAAAAAACTTATGAGTTTCTTGTGGTGTCTTTCCACGGAGAGGAAATGTAATAGGTTTGAAGAGGTCTTGTTGTGTCTTCGCTGTTGCTGTTTGTGTTTTTGCAGCAGCCATTGCCGTTGGTGTGAACAACATCAGAAGGCTTAACATCAGCAATGAACAGGGGAGCAGACTGAGCAGATTGGGCTTTCTTGTCATGTAGGTAACTATACATCAAAACTGCGTAGTTGACAATATCAATTATGGTATCTTCGAAAGATTCATTTTCAACAGCCAATTTTCCAGATTCTACAAAAGATGAAAGCCGACTCATCTTATCGGTCATGCGAACCAAGAATCCTTGTTCTGTGCTACAAATCCCCATTGCTTCTACTCGGGTGAAATTTGCAAATGGTTCATTGCCTCCGTTTCCTGCGTAGTCTGCATTCTTTTTACGCATAAGACTACGACCCTTATCACAAATTGTTTCATGTATTTTTAATAATTCATCGCGTGTCATTTTAAGAAACTCCAGTAGAGCCGAATCCACCTGTTCGGCTAGTCTTGGGCTGAACTCGCTCATCGGTGGACTGTAGCGAGTATTTCAAAACAGGAATCATTTCCCCCTGACAAATTCGGTCGCCGTGTGTTACTCGAATAGGAATATTTGAAAGATTAATAACAGGAATCATTAACTGATCTGTGTAATCAGAATCAATAACACCTTCAGAATTTGCTAAAATTAATCCTCCTTTTATTGCTAGCCCACTTCTAGCATGAAGACGAACAGAATATCCTTCAGGTATATCTAAAACAATACCTGTTGGAATTAAAACTCTAACTCCATCTGGAGGAACAAGTAAAAACGCTGGAGCATCTGCTCTCTCAAATGCTGCCAACAATTTATAATTTGCATTGTTTTTATCATAAGCATCAACAATTCTTGTTTTACTACCAAAGTATGCTTTAATATCAAAACAAGCAGATTGTTCTGTTGCAAATGAAAGGTCGAAAGAATCGGACCACAACTTATTGTATTTTAATATCAATTTATTCATAATATAATCCAAATTACTAGCAAAAATATTTATCAATCATTCTTCTGAATCGGGGTCATACACTTCATAGTTTGTTCTTTTTCTTCCTATGTTATATTTGGGTATTAATTCCCAATTTTTCTTTTCGCCAAATGGTAAAATTTTTAAATAAGAAATTGGAACTGTTGGTTCTTTACTTTTAGAAGAAACTTTCAATTTTAAAAGACCCCAATCTTGCAATAAGTTACATATAGTGTTTCTTCTTGCAACATCTGTTTCTGGAAAATCTGTTGGAAGCCCATCCAACATAAAAAGTTCTTTAAAATGCACAATATAATACTTGCCTCTTTTATGAAGAATGTGGCAAGATTGATATAATTTATTTTCTGTTTTAGAAGATATACCAATTCTAGTTAAAGTTTCTTTTATTTTAAGAAAATTTTCTGGATTGGGTAATTCTACTTCTATAAATGAGTCAATCAATTTGTCCATAACAATACTCCTTACCATTTAAGAGTATTTAGATTTTTTTATTTTCTGCCACCTGTATTTGTTTTCGCAATCAATTCATCTTTGTCGTTTTCAGACATCATAGACAGATACTCTCTAGCCTTAACGCGACTAACTTTATAATAATCTGATACTAACTTTTCTATAATTTCGTCTCGTTCTGATTTCTCCCACTTTGAAAACCTTTTTTTCTTCTTGATAGCATAATACAAATAATCATATTGCATTTTTTTGTCTAAATGATTCATGCAATTCATAATGTTTGCTGGCATAACACATTCAGCAAAATTGGAAAATGTTCGATTAACAATAAATGGAAGATAAGCCCTTTCACATTCAGGATCTCTGTCCATAAGATTTTCGGTTTTTTCGTTTATACTTTTAACAAAATCAAAAGGATTCACTTTACAGTCTCAATGATACTAATTAAATCGTCTTCACAATCCAATTTTACAATCAATCTAATTGGTATATAAATCCAATCTTTCTTTTTAACATCATAATATGATCTTAAAAGGAAAGAATCATATGCATTTATACCATGATATCTGTCAATTAGTGGGGCTTCAACATATTCCTTTGTAACTGAGGAAATTTTATTTTTTATTTTTGTAACTATTTTACTTCCATTTAAATCTTCATAAGTTATATCCAAGTGTTTTGGTGATATTTTTACTAAAACTTTGTCAATAAAATCGCCAAGTACAACATCTGCTGCGCCACTAATATCAAAAATATTTTGCATTCCATCTTTATTTTTATGATTTCCTATGGCTTTAGTAGAAAAATAGTTTTTTCTATCTTTAAGAAACATTTCTCTCAAACTATTACATTCATCAAGATATTCATTGTAGTTGTATTTTTCTGTTATATTTTCTGTCGATGATACAATTTTTTCAATCATTTCATCGGACAGTTTAGAAGATAAATCTACTATTTTTTGAAATGGGTTTACACTATTTGTTTCTTTTAGTTCGTTAATGACATTTAAACTAACATCACCTAGTGTTTTTTTATAAACTTCAATAAAATCTTCAATCTTATACTTCTTGTTCACTTCGTGAAGTGCGATTGTTAAATCGTTTAGGCTTTTTAT